CAGAGCTTACGAAGTTGTAAACACGTTTGTCGGAAGTTACAACTGTACGAGTGAAGTCCAATTCTACAGGACCAATGGAACTTGGAGCTTGGTAAGTGTAAGTAGTTGGTGTGATTTTGCGAATGATCGCAGGGTTACCAATTACAGAGATTGTGATGTTAGGGTCATTCAATACTTGGATCATATATTGAGCGTAGTTGTCCAAAGCATCCATGAATGTTTTGTGACGGTATTCTACTTGATCCAATGCATAACCTTCTGGTGGAGCGAAGTCAAATACTTCAGCTAAACGGTTAGCTTCTGGCATACGTAAGAAGGATTCATCCAATTCAGCATGGATTTTATCATCTTTGAAGTTACCAAGAGCTGTTTTGAACAAGGAAAGGATATTAGTCAATTGATCTTCATTATAAAGAGCTTGAATATCTTTTACTTCTTCAGGGCTGATTGTAGTATTGATTGGGTAAGCATCAGGAATTTCAACGATGTTTGTTTGGGAATCCCATTTAACGCTTACAGTGTTGTGCATAGCAGAAGTTGTTTCACGACGAACTGCCAATACTACTTTTTTAATTGTAGTGTCGGAGCAGTACAACATGAATTGGTTGTTTTTGAAGAAACCAGCTAAATGACCGGAGATAGTTTTAGGAGTACCTGCAGTTTGTTCAACAGTTACGGAGAAAGCAGTCATCATTTGACGGTCGATTTCGCCATAGCCTGGTTCGAAGCGGCATTCTTGAATAGGTACTGCAACGTCGATAGGAGCAGCAGCAGTAATTTCAGCAGCTGTTACAGGTTCAACAGCATCACCAGCAGCGTTAGGTTTCATGTAACCAGCTTTTGGAATAGCATTAACTACGATATGAGTTACTGCGGATTCGATAGAGAAGTTATCGATGTTTTGGATCAAACCTTGAGGACCAAATACTGCTTTACGGATTTTGTCTTGAGCACCTGTATCAGTTGGAGCCAAAGGAAGAGTTACCAACAAGTTATGAGTTGGAGCTGTCGCAAGAATAGCACCAAACATTTCATTTTGTTGAGTGAACATATCGATTTCACGACCATCTGGAGTGACCATTTTGCGGATCTTCATAGTCAATGTGAATTTAGGAGTTTTAGCAACAGCTTTGTTGATAGCGCCTTTATCGAATACGTTGTTCATCAAAAGGTTTTTGTGCAATGGGAATACTAAGCCCATAACTGGGTTGTATGCACCAAGAGTTGCACTTTCCAATAATTTGGAACGGTCATTTTCGTATTGAGCTTCCATCATAGCCATATGGTCTTGATAACCACCTGGGTTACCAAGGGCTTGGAATTCTTCCATATCAGCGGATTCAGATACGAAGAAATCACGCATAGTTTCATTGGATTCAGGAGACATCATTACACGGCTCATTTCTGTATAGAATTCAGCACCTGTCTCTTGACGGATATTTTCTGCCATTTCACGAATAGCAGAAGCATATTGACGAGTACTGGAAGTGTTATAACCACGACCAAATACCACGTTGTCTTGTTTAGATTCACCTACAACTGGCATAATCTTTCTCCTTTCGAGATTATAAATGTATTTTTTGTATTTTGATTATATCAGGCATCTATAGGGACACCAAAATATTTACTATATTGTTATACTGTACAAGAGTATACAGTTTACTTTTTAATAGGTTCTTTAGGAGCTAAAGTACCCATTAATTCGTTTAATCTATCTAAAACCCAAAGACAATAATAGAAGTCAGATTTGTTTTCAATATAAGACTTAGTATTGAATGTCTTTGTAATATAGTAAGAGATCATATCAGATAACTTATCTAAAGACTTAGATACCTTAGTAATGATCTTCATATTATCAGAGTTCTTTTTAACATAATCTACCTTCTCTTTGAAAGCTAAGGTTACATTATATAACTCGATGAATCTATCTTTCAATTCTTTAGTACGAATGGCTTTCTGTTCATCAGTAAGATCTTCAAAGATTTCATTCTCTAACCCTTTGATATCTCCTTCTTCACCACCATCGGAGCCACCAGATGTATCACCAGCATCTCCGCCATCAGAGTCTCCGGCGTCAGGTGTATCATCTCCACCATCACCGCCGTCTCCTCCATCGTCGCCTAAGTCATCTGGTTCCATATCACCATCATCGCCACCAGCATCTGGATCATCAGAATCTCCACCGTCATCATCACCTAGATCATCAGGTTCCATATCACCATCATCAGTGTCGTCACCTGCATCAGGTTCATCGGTGGTATCATCACCATCTTCATCAGGAGCTCCATCTTCTAAATCTTCAGGTTCATCATCTCCACCTTCAGAGTCATCAGCTAATGGATCACCACCATCATCACCTGTATCTTCGCCTTCATCATCAGCATCCATATCAGGTTCTTCTGGCTGTTCATCATCATCGTCACCTGGTTCATCATCGGCAGGGTCATCACCACCACTTAGATCTTCAGGTTCATCATCAATACCATCACCATCCGCATCAGGATCGCCAGCCCCTAAATCTTCAGGGGCATCATCGGCATTATCATCTGTATCAGATTGAAGGGGGTCTCCGCCATCCCCAGCAGGAGGCGGAGTTTCTTCTTTCTTATCCTCTTCTTTTTTATCATCTTTCTTTTTCTTCTTATCATCATCAGCTTCCATATAAATGGCTTGCTCTTTAAGTTGATCTAAGAAATCATTAAGACCCATTATATATCTCCTTATTAATCATCGTCTTTATTTTTGCTAGGTAAGGCTTCACCATGTTTGAATGCCATATTATACATGAGTCTAGCTTTTTGACTTTCAAGTTTTTTCTTGATTTTAAGAAGCTCTCTTTGTTTTTCAAGATTACCATCATCTTCAGCTTTCTTAAGATAACGGTTAGTCATTTCTAATTCTAATTCAATTTCTTCTAAGACTTTACGACGTTCTTTAGATTGAGCGTCCATAGACATACCTAAATAACCTAAGACTACAATAACAGAGATTGCAGGGTTGATAAAGTAGCCTACACCAGCAGTGATTGCTAGTTTAATAATACGGCTTGCTTTAGGTAATATATTACCAGCAATAACAGCCTCTCTATTTTCAGACTCTAAGTCTTTAGTATTAACTACACCTTTAAGTTGATCTAATTGAGCATCAAATTGTCGGCTTAAGTTAGATACATCTGCAGATACATCGCTAAGTTTAGCTTTAACTTTCTCAGAAGCCATAGCAATAGTATTAGCAATATTCATCTCTTTAAGAGTAGTAGGATATTTAGTGAAGTCATATAAAGAATTTACACAAGCTTCTTTTACTTTAGTAGAGATGATAGCTTCATCTAAAGACATATCTTCATCAGAAGAGTCATCGATATCTTTAAGTTTATTTAGATTATCCTTAATGCAGTCGATCTTTTCATAGTCTTCAAATGTTTTATACTGTTTACGTCTAGCTGTTTTAAGAGTATCTTTCAAAACTGTTTGGTAACCAGATGGTTTAATTACAGATGGATCCAATTTAGTCAATTGGGTAATACCATCAATATCATCTAAAGAAAATCTATCAAAAGATTCTTCAATAAGACTATTAGCATCTTTCTCAGCTAAAGATTCTAAAGACTCTAAAAGCATATCAATCTTTGTAGGTAAAGTAATAAGACTTTCATCTACAGATTCATTAATATTAGCAACTAGGAGACGCATTCTATCAACGATATCTTTGTCAATCTTATTAGCATATCGTTCATATATTGCAAGTAAAGATTTGAGTAAATCTGTTTTATCTTTACCTTCATAGCAAGAAAGTAAAGCTTCATTGAATTTAAGTAAAGTAACGAAGTATTGCGTGGTATCATCATTAATCATATTTAGAGTATCAAAGATAATATCCATATGATTAATATAAGTCTTCATACCAACTACGTTAGGTAAAGTTTCAATCATCTTAACAAACTCTGTATGAGTTGGGTTATGTTTGAATTGAGCAATATATGCATCCATTCTATTAGTATTGAAATCAATAACTTCATCAAGATCAGTTTCTTTAGGTTTATTGATCTTATCTACAATCTTAGCAATATCACTAGAACCAAATGGATTATAGTTAGCCATATCATTTAAAGTAGACTCTAATGCTACAGAGTATAGTTCCTTATCATCACTATTTAATAAGAAGTAATCAGCTGCAGCTTCCATAATTTCTACTGTATCATATGGACAAGCATTTTTACTTAAGACAAAGAGATAGTTTTCTGTAGCTACTTTGAACTTATTAATGCTAGACATATTGTAAGTATCAATTAGCTTACAGATTCTTGCAGTTTCTCTAACTGCATCAGCTTTAGTAAATACTTTCTCGATAACAATCTTATCGATATCGAAACGTTTACCAATCTTTTCATAGTTCTTAATAATACGATCATAAGTTACATTCTCACATGCAACCTTATACATCATATTTAAAGTTTCATGTGCAGCTTGCTCTCCATCACCAGAATTACCTGGTACTAGAGATGCAATATTACCAGCTGCTTTCTTAAGTTGATCTTTAACATCACTATGGACTTTATCAACAGCATTAGCTACTTTGTTTTTAACCCTTCCTTTATGGAGAGCCATCTTACGTTGAATATAGTTTTTAAATTGATTTGCATCACGTACTTTAGTGATGGACTCTAATACTTTCTGGCGATGTTTGTTGACTACTACTGGATCATTGTATTTGTATAATTCCAATAATAAGTCTACAGATTTCATGATCGCAGTATCAATATTAGAATCTAGCTCCAATATGTTTTTGAATACCGTCTCAGCCTGAGTCATGTTATGGTTCTCTGATACGATGTTATAAAGACCAGCGTAGTTGTCTGATGTCTTACGCATCTTGGTCAATTCGAGTTGCCGTTTTCTAATATTCGTAATCATTTACGCATTCTCCTTTTTAAGACTTATATTTATTATTAATAAGTTCAGATATTAAACATTGTATTCAGCTAAAACTGGGGTCAATTAACATAAATGTAATACTAAATTATTTAATCTTGGAGGGTAAAATGAATATTCCATTTATTATACATGAAGCTCCAATGACGGTTGGTGAATCTCGACTAGTTGAAAGTATCAACAACAAACCTGTTGCTGAAGGTATCCTTCAGGATGGTGATGTAATTAATCGTAACCGCCGTTGTTATGCAACTGCTGATTTAAAAGCACAAATTATGTGTGAACGTACAAAAGAATTACTACGTACTGGTAATATGAAAGGTGAACAAGGTCACCCTATGAGTGACAAAGTTGAACGCCAATCTACAATTGATCCTAGTATGGTAGTAGTTAAATATCTTGATATTAAAGTTGAAGGTAACTTAGTTCTTGGTCGTTTCACTGGTACAAATAACCAAGCTGGTCGTGACTTCAATGAAGATCTTTTAGATGGTGAATTACCAAGCTTCAGTCTTCGTGCATTAGGTGCATTGGAAAACGTTGGTGGTAAGAACTATGTAAAAAATTTAAAGATCATTACATGGGACCGTGTAATCTATCCTTCCCATAAACGTGCATATACTACAGGTCTAATTAAAGAATCTGCTGGTATGGAAGACAACAATGAAGTTGTAGTTCAAGAAGGTTATGAAGGTCGTATTATTCCTATCAATAACCCTGCAGTAATTAGCTATATCCAATCTGAATCTGCAAATGTAGATTTGATATCTGACGTAATGGAATTCCATAAACGTGGTATGACTGTATTAGAAAACGGTGATGTACGTTTATTCGATGAAAGTGGTGCATCTTTGATTATGTCTCCTGAAAAATACATCAAAGATGAAATCATGGAATGGGCTAAAAAGCAATATTAAGAAAAAAAATAAAACAACCCAAGGAGTCTAAGCTCCTTGGGTAATTTTTATCACTAATTTAGAATCACCGTATTCTAGATACTCAACTGTATATTGTTTATCATTTAATAGACGTTCACCTAGATCGTTAAGATTTGCAGAATTGATATAGATTCTATTCTCACATACCATAAAAGTATAATGAGTTTTCAATCTATCAACATATTCGATCTCAATATTATTATTGCTGAATTCTCTAAACTTTCTACCTAGCATATATTCTAGTTTACCCATAGCAATAGCCATTGGATATTTAGGAGTATATACTTCATTAGTTAAGTTAGCTAATCTAGCTTGATATACTTCTGGGATTACTACTAATCCAAGAGATCTAATATATTGGATATTGTCTAATATCCATTGACAGGATTGTTTAACACATTGGAGTTCAATCTCATTTCTATAACCATTATTGAACTTAATGTACTTATAATCAATCAATTGGTCTACATGAGTTAATTCATGAATGATAATCTCCAATGCTAAGTTTCTAATTTGATCTGTATCTATAAATCCATGAAGCTCTACTGTATCAGCAAATGCTTCTAAGCTTATATAAATACAACCATATGGTGTAGTTCTAGCGATGTTAGTTTTAGTATCTAAATATCCTGCAACAAAGTTTAATCTTGTGTAAGGATCTAATGTGTTTACCTTTCCATTAAATGTATTATAAACAAATGTAAGAGTTTCTTGAGCTAATTCTATTATGTCAAATCTGTTCATATCTTTCCTCCTCAACATAATAATATATCAATAAAATGTACTTTTTAAAAAGGAGTCTGAAATTATGTTTAATAGAATGACAGACGTTGTAAATAAAATAGAGAGACGTTTAGGTACAGCTCCTTTGAACTTACCTGAAGAACTCCAAAAAGAACACTGGGCTGATAAAGTAATCAAACCAGATACATTAACTACTTTTAGTCGTTTCTTTCCTCATATGATTAAAGTCCAACTTAAACCAGAGGATAAGAAAGATGGCTATTATTTACTAGATCGTCAAGTGCCAGATAACTATGAGATTCTTGGTGTTAAAGATATCTTATGGTCTGATACTAATAATGAGACTGCTGGTTTACAGCAGTATTCTGGTTACGGTATCTATAATGTATTAGCAAGATCTATGGATACAGATAGTATCATGCTTGCTCAAAGCTATGCAGATATGAGCTCACTATTCAATAGCGGTATCTATCTAGATTTTATTCCACCTAATATGGTTAAGCTTGAAATGGCTGTCGGTGGTAATACAGATAATCTACTATCTAATGTATATATTGGTGTATTCGTTAAGCATCCAGAAAACTTAATGACTATTGAACCAACTAAGATGGAGACATTCGAACAACTAGCACAAGCTGATGTGGCTACTTACTTATTCGAATATCTTAAACACTATGATGGTATTGAAACAGTATATGCTAATATTGACTTGAAGTTATCTTCATTAGAATCTCAAGCTCAAAGACGAATGGAGATCATTGAGTTCTTAAGAGATAACTATGTTAATCCAGCTAATACTAACCAACCAATTATGTATACTGTATAAAAAAAATAAATATGAGAAGGAGTTTGAAACTCCTTCTCTATTCTTTATCTTCCTCTATAAGGTTTTAATACAAATATGCTATTAAGAAGCATATCTTGATAATCTTTATTAGTTATTTGATACTCTACTTTAGTAGATCCATCTGGATTGAATCTATAAGCAGTATAACTAATATTAGATTGTCTGATTAGTTCTCTAGCTCTTTTGATATCCATAATATTACCTCATCATATTCTGTCTATTAGTACCAAGCAATGGAGTCATAGACATATATCTAGCCATTGCTCCAGCATGTAATAATGGATTATAAGTCATAAGGAATCTTCTAAACCCCTTAAGACGAGATACTGGTACATCAAAGATTAGATCATTATTAAATCTAAACTTCATAGCTTCTGTTAGTGTACCATTATGATCATCTATCAATACAAATGGCATTAGATCTAATCTATTACCAAATCTATCGTCAAGATGTAAGTAACGAACTTTAAGACTATCACATTTGATATCTAATAAATCTCCTGTAGTTGAATACATACGTTTAAATGGCGATGTCTTATTACCAGGATCACAGATATCTATCGCTTCATCTATGATTGTACATAGATCATCATAGTTATCCCAATCGATAATTACCCCTACAGTTTCACCTCTAGGAGATAGTCTCATTCTATATCTATATCTAAGATTAGTTGTAAGCTTATTGGCTCCAACCACATACTCAGTATGGAAATTTTCCTTAATCTCAGTATTGATTCTCTTAATTGTGTTATTAAAGGTAACCTCCATTTTTAATGTCAGTTGATAATTTAGTTCAAAGATTTGTTCGACTACTTTATTATAGTTCTCAAAGTTAGCCAATATATTCACCCCAATCTATTAGTGATTTGTAACGGCTATCTTAAAAAAATAAAACCCCTAGGAGATTGGACTCCTAGGGGAATTATAATTATTTTCTAGCAGAACTGATTAGATGATGATCGATATCAATCTTATTCAAATCAGGATAAATATCTGCATAGTATTTTGTAGTACCATTTACTACTGTGGATAAACGTACCACTAAATCTTTTTCACGCCCTTGATGACGAATCAATTCATAACGTAGACGTTTGCTTGGATCACATTCAGAGTTGAATTCTGATACGAATTGACCGAATTTCATAGCTGCATTTTGATCACTCATTTTGTAGTTAAGTAGACGTACTGCACGTACTATAGTTTCAGTATTAGATTCTTTGATTTTATTGAAAGAATCATAATCTACATAATTACTTAAGATGTGTTCATTCTTAGGGAAGAATACGTTTACTTTAGTTTCACCATTATCTGGTACAGATGCTACTTCAGTTTTAACTTCTTCTACTTCTGGTTTATTAATCATTTGAGAGAAGTTAACTGCAATGCTAGAATCTGTATTCGCTAAAGGTTGTTGAATAGCTTCTTCAGCTGCATCAATAATATCAACATTTTGCATGCCGATTTCTTCTACTGGTGCATATTCTTTTTCTAATTCTAATAGGGATTCATTAACATTGAATCCTAATCTTGCCAATTGTTGAAAAAGGTTTTTGTTTTCTGTGTTTGTAGTTTCCATAATATGTGTCTCCTTATATAAACTATGGAATAAAATAAATAGGTGATAGATCATCAAGATCTATCACCTTAATAATATATGCTTATTTAATTATTTACGTGCATATTTCGCATACTTGCATATGTAGTATAAAGTCTTATAGTGTCTTACTACTGGTAGCATAGGTCCAAATATTGAGATTAGTTCTAATGCGCCAGGCTTTTTGAACTTAAGTATTTTCTTCTCTTCCATGATTATTCATAATCTCCTTCATACTTTTACGAATATACTCTTTTGTCTCGTTAGGTATATTATTAACTATATGTAGAATAAAGAGATCATAATGCCTTCTAAGAAGTCTACACTTTTGTCTGGTTCTAATATTCATCATTATCACCTTCAACTACTACCAGACGTGTAGGTTCTTTATTAAGATGCTCAAGACTATTATACATCTTAGCAATCTTGTTATAGTATTCTATAAATGATTTTCTATAACACTTCATCTTAGGCTTATAACAAACAAATCTTATAAGATCTGCACAAGTTGTATTAGCTATAAGATTATTATTAAGCTCAGTAATTCTATCAGTAAAAGTTTTGTTTATAACTATACATTCATTGGTAATGATGCTACTAGCATATAAGTTGAATGCTTTAAGAAGATTCTTATATCTACCGTTCTTCTTATATAATAAAGTATCTTTCGTAAATAAATCTTTAGTCTCCATCTTTATATCCATCCTTAGAATAATCTATAACTGAATATCCAGCATCATATTGCTTTTTAACAGACTCCCTAATCTTAAATAAGTCATCAGCTTTCTCTTGTAAAGTATTAAGACTAATCTTAATCTCTCTACATTCAGTAGCATACTTACTAAAGATAGGTTTCTTAGCATTATAAAATCTGGATATAGATCTAAACCCATCATCTACCACTTCAATACATTCTGTGTTAGGATTACGAGTTCGACCTAAAGTTTGTTTAGCTAATATCTCTGACTTAAATGGTTCAGCCAAAATAATAGTAGCTTTTAAATCTCTGATGTCTAATGCGGCACCAGCAGATTTAGTTGTTGAAAGTATAATAGTCTTCCTAAGTTGCTCTTGTTTAATCTCTTTAGGGATAGCTGAAGTATAAACACCGATATCATCTTTGAATTCAGGGTAGTTCTCCTCAATCCAGGCTTTAACGATATCTATAGCTGATATAGTACCAATATATACGAGTACTTTACCACCAATCTTCATGATCTTATCCATAACGATATACATCATATCATAGAATTGATTATTACAAACGATATAGTTTGTATAAGCATTTCTATTTAGACCGTATACATTATTAGAGCATTCACTTATATCTTGTGGTGATGGTCTACTATTAAATCTTAGTGCAAGATAAGATGTGTGAGGATCATTATCTTCATCAAATAGATTTATACTAGGAATATTCTTGAAGTATAGTCTATAGATAAAGTTTTCTGTCTCATCAGATCTACCTGGTGTTGCAGTAAGATATAATGTTTTCTTAGTATTGGTATAGAAGTCAATCATACAAATATTATCAAAGTTAAGATGAGCTTCATCATATACCTTTAGAAATACTTGTAGTTTCTTGAATAGTTCACCAATCATATTCCATCCATTATTAGTACCAAAGTTCTGTAATGTGGAATGAGTAACTAAGAATACTTTATATTTAGATACATCAGTGATACCATTAAGAATCTTATGTATACCAACTGATCCATTGATTACTAATACTTCTCTAGTAGGATCTAGATCAGTATATTCACCAATACAGTTTCTCCATTGATCTAACCAACCTGTAGTAGATGCAATAACTATAGTTCTTGCTTTCCAATACATTAAAGATGCTATAGTTACATAAGTCTTACCTTTACCAGTTGGTAGATTTATAGATAGTTGACTATTATTCTGATTAGAGTAATATTGTCCTTTACCTAAGATGAAGTGCAGAGCTTCTTGCTGTACTTCATCTCTAGGAAGATATTTAATCTTAATAGGTGGAGTTTCAAAATATGGATCGCTATTATATTCTTTAACTGGTTCTTCCCCTTCAAAGAATTTCTTAACGAAGTATAAGTCTAAACCCCTAGGGAGATAGAGAAGTCTATTAGCTTCATCATATGACATCCCTTTATAACTTTTAGTGAAAGTAATTCTATCAAATATAGTAAAATAAGATTCCAGTCTAGGAGCATCTCCTAGACTATAATCTGTAATCACTATAGATGAATTACGTAAGATTATCCTATTCATCTTCTTCTTCACTCATAATATCATCTTTAATATAATCATCAATGAGTCGGATTAGTTCACATACATGATTACGTGCAATTTTTATAGTAGTAAATATATCATCGTCATCATCAATAACAGAATATTTACCAAGATATCCTTTAGTAATCATATTATTTAAAGTCCTCTTTAATTTAGCAAGATCTTCTGTAAAATTAGCTAGAGTATAATTACTACTAATCTTAATAGGCTTATACCCATTATTAAAGATATCGTTAAACAAATAACACGTAGTATGACTCCAAGATAAATTAGTGTCATCATTTGTAATATGAAGTTTATATGTAAACTCTTTTGGTGCAACAAGAGACTCATCTGTGCGGAATATATGATTCTTCTTAAGTTTTTTCTTTATAAGAATAATCATATCACACATTCGTACATGCATACTTACAATATCCATTACTTGCTCATTCATATTAAATCTCCTCATTTACTAATGCATCAGTAAGCTTACGTTCATTTCGGATATCCTTATTAGTTAAGCTTGGCTGATTCATAAATAATTGTGGCTGTTCTTGGAAGAAGTAATCTATAGTAGACGGAGCTGTCTTATTATAGGAAGATGGATTCTTCAAAATACTAGCCAAGTTTTGGAAGTCTAATGTCTTAGTAATAGAAGGATTTTCATATAATGCTTTAGTAAGCGGAAGTAATACGTAAGGTTCATTTACATTATTCCAGTTAGGCTTATCAAAGATATTATATGCACTTCTAATTTGATTAGACAAGATTGTTTCAGTATGAACTGTATGCTTAGACATACCACCATTCAATAATGCTCTCATAAACTCTTGTGCTAAATCATCTTTAGTAAAGGATGTAGTAACTGCAGCCTTATCCAAGATATCTTTAATACGGTTAAGAGTCTTAGAGAACTCATTATTTACGATAGGTGTATAGAAGATAGTTTGATCGTCTTCTTTAGCTAATATGCTGACTGGGATATTGATTTCTCCTTCATCAGTTTGATAGCGTTTCATATTAGTCAATCTAACCAATGCTTCAGAAAGATAGAATTTATCAATCTTATCAATTTCGATTGGGTATTCTTCTTTGCGGTCAATGATAGTGAACTTATTCACATAATCATTGTAGTCTAATACAGTATTAGTTGTATCGTCTACATCATCTTCATTATCTTTAAAGATCTCATCTACATGGAATCTTAAATAGATATCATTATAGTTTCGATCTTCAATCAATGAAATAGTTTCAGCAGAACGAACGAAGTTCTCTACAAACTTAATTGGTAATTCAATATCAGGAATATCTGTTACCAATACGTGTTTAGCAGACAACTGTAATTGTGTAGTACTAGCTGTAATATCTTCAGATGGATACTTACCTACATCAATATCCTTATTGATAAAGTATAAGTCACCATAGCAATATCTACAAATGCCTTCACCTTCAGAATGAGACTGACAAGTGATAGGACTTCTAGTATAAATAGTCTTACCAATTAAGTGAGTATCGGCTTCGGTAATAGGACCTAAATCAAAGTCTTTTACTTGATCGAATCTATAATACTTACCAATCATTAGACTAAGCTCTTTCGCATCTTTAATATCATATCTAATAAAATTACGAGAAGAGCATTTGAAATGTGGATCTGGATGCAAACGAGTACCTTGGTTGTTTAGACCAATCTTACGTGCCATTGCACCAGAAGAACCTACATTGATTTTGGAAATGATTTGAGCTGTACGACCAGCTGAGGATTCAATAAAGTAATCCATCAAATCAGTTACACCACCGTTAATATAGCTATTAGCAATAACGTGTGGAAATACACTACCATTACCATCTGGTTTAGTACCGATAGAAATTGCATATTCTTTAAGCTGACGAATATTGATACTTTCATTAGCTCTAAATGCATTAGTATAAATATGATCGTATCCTAAGATGTCTTTAGACTTCAATACATAATCACGTACTTTACCAATACATTCCATACCATAATCATTAGCCTTTTGTAAATCTACTTTACCCATATCAGGATGTAATAAATCATAGTATTCAGGGATAGCATTCATCATTAATACATCATCTTGTAAGTTAATGCTATTTACAAATAGATCTGCAAATTCATCTACTTTAGCAATATGATACAATGCATCTGCAATCATATTATTCTTAGTTAAGAAGTCGATATCTTCTACATGAACTTCAATGAAGAACTTATCAATGTATTTCTTGATATCTTTAGCTGTAATTTCTCGTTTAAGGAAAATATGTTTTGGTTCAATCTCACAATCACTCTTAATGATAAGAGACCATAAGATAAGATTCAACCAATAGTCATGAATAGTTAAACCGAATTCATGACCACCAATAATTAAATTGATCTTAGCCTTAGATAGGCTAGGATCGTCTATACCATCTCGTAGTATACAATGAATAGCTTCGAAGTGGTTAGACCAATTCTCTTTCTTAATTTGTTGATTTACATCAAGTGCCATTTCTCCTTTGTTTTTAATAAACTCAGTATAAATCCAGTAATTCTCAAAGTTGACAATAGTATCAAACATTTAGGAACCTCCTTAATGAATTACATCTATATTATTCTACTACTATAATATATATTCATATGTAAAATTCACTGTAACAAATAAAACCGGTATAGGATCTTTAAGACCCTATACCGAGTGGTTTTATTATTTTTTTGGAGTTGGTAAATGTTTAGAAGTTTTAGCAGTTTTGATGTACTCAACTTGAGATTTGCGAGCTACACGAACTGCTTGGTTATTGTATTTTTGAACGATCTTTTTGATCAAAGCACGTTCGATAACACGGTTTTTAACCAATTTAGTCCAGAGTGGATCTTTCTTTTGTTTAGCGATTTGGAATGCAGCCATTTTTACACGGCGAGCCAAGTCGTCATTTTTGCTTAAGCGAACCAAAGTCTTTTTATTCAATACGGATTTTTCTACCAATAATTGAGCTTCTTCGGATTCAGCGAATGCAATACGTTCGTCTTGAGGCAATTTGGAAGCCTCAGCATAAATCATAGCTTCAAGTAAAGCATTAGGGTTGGCAAGATCTTCACCAAGAACATCTTGTCGATCGTTTTCGTTGAAAAACATGTTTTCGTCCTCCTTGGAGATTATTTTATTTAAATATATTTAAAAACGAAAATTACGTTTTATTAACTTAATGTTATTCATATAAGCTGATATTAGCAAATAAAAGTGCCTAGGACATCCAGATAGGAGGAAATTGAATATGATGAACTATGATGAACTTGACAAAATTATAGCTATTTCTAAATATAGAGAGCAAGCTAAACAGAACTTAATGATTAACTTCCCAACTCTAACTGAGGGTGAAGTAGATACAGCGTTAGATATCATTCTATCTAATGCATATAAGAAACGTGAATGTCTATTACATAATAACTATACTGAAGAAACAGCTGAGACTAATGTAGCTGGTATCACTAATTATATTTATGAAAAGACTCCTATCATGGTAGCCAATGGCTGCTTATTCAAACAATATACAAAAGAGTTAACTCCTATGTATAAATTGATTACTTCCTTTACTGATAACCGTTCTAAGTTTAAGAAAGAAATGTTTAAATATGAGAAGGGTTCAGAGAAGTTCAATAAATATAACATGCTTCAAATGTTGGCTAAGCGTGATAATAACGCATTGTATGGTGTAATTGGTAACTATAGTAGTGCATTGTATAACTTATACGTTGCAACTGGTATTACTAGAACTGGTCGTGCTTTGATTAGCCATGCAATTACTTTCTTTGAAAGCTTCTTTACAAATAACGTAAAGTTCCATTCTATTGATGAAGCAATTACATTCATCAATCGAGTTGATTCTGAGAAGTCTATTTATCCATCTGCTTTAGTGTTAGATGAGAATGTAGCTGTTGAAGATGTATTCTATAAGCTTATGGATACATTCGATAGAGATTACTTTGATGATGAAGCAATCAATAAAGCAATGAATATCATTTGGAGCTTATTGATTAACTTATCCCAAGAGACTTTGAATAAGTTATTCTATAAGAATAACTGCTTACAATTCTGTGATAATAAATACATGAAGGATTATATTGTAATGACTTTATCTAAGCTTGATGAAGCATTCGTAGATCCTAACAAACCACCAGAAATCATTAAGGATAACTTAGACCACATGTTTGAAGTTCTTAAAGAATGGTGTTATATGAGATATATTGTAGTAGATAAGATTGATCGTTCTGCTACAATGAAACGTGATATTAGTATTATAACAGATACTGACTCTACTATGCCATGTTTTAATGGGTGGTATACATTCGTTCTTAGAGACGTTCTAGGACCAGTAGATAAGTCCAATATTAAACTTATGAATCTTCCTGAAGTAGAACCTATCATGGAAGAGGATAGAGTTTATAACTTCTCAACTGGTGAGATTGAAACTAAGATGATTAACGTAGCAACTTCTAGTAATAAAGAACCACTACGTTTCAGTATCATCAATATCTTATCCTATATTGCAGGTAGATTATTACGTGAGCACTTTGACTTAGTTGCAGAGAATTATAATACTAAGTCTGAGTATAAAGAATGTCTTATTGCAATGAAGAATGAGTTCTTATTTGGTAGAGCTTTATTGACTGGTGGTAAGAAAAACTATGCATCTAAACAAGAACTTCAAGAAGGTAACTTGGTTCCACCATCTAAGATGCTTGATGTTAAAGGCTTACCTATCAATAAATCTACATTGAAAGAAAAGACCCGTAGTGCATTGAAAGATATTCTATTTAAGAAGATTCTTAACGTAGAAGAAGTAAACCAAATGGATGTATTACAATCATTAGCTCGTGTAGAGTATGATATTAGAAACTCCATTGAATCTGGTGAAAAAGAATATTATAAGCCAGCTCAAATTAAGTCTTATGCTAACTATGATAACCCAATGCGTATCCAAGGTATTAAAGGTGCATTGGTTTATAACGCATTAAGAGATGAAGGTACTGAGGCTATTGATTTAACTATTCGTAATGCAGTTGATATCGTTAAGGTTACAATCAATAATACAACTCTATTACCTTTAATGGATTCTGATCCAGAGTTATATGAAAAAATTAAGAAGTTCTTAGATGAAAATCAAAACGATTATAAAGGTGAGATTACTAGTATCTCAATTCCTATTGATGCGGAAGTTCCTAAATGGGTATTGAAGTTTGTTGACTATAGTGATATCATTAACGATAACTTGAAAAACTTCCCATTAGAATCTATCGGTATTACTAAATTTGAAAAAGATAAAGTAAACTATACTAACGTGATTAAATTCTAAGACATATCCCCTATAGAGTTGAACTCTATAGGGGAATTCTTTTTGTTAAAATTTCACTGGACTTAATTTAGTTTCAGGTAATGTTAAAGTCATAGCATAAATTGCTTGGATGGACTCTTTAGATGTAGAGATAACTGGATTACCACCTAAGTTGATAAAGTGAATATTAGTAGCTAATTGCTTTTTAAGCTCAGCATTAGCCTCATCAGTATATACCCCCTTGATGGTTACCATATCACCATCATAGTCACCACCAATACTATCCAGATATCCATTACAGATATTCATAGTATCGATAAATGAACTAGATGTATCTTTACCAATATCTTCTTTTCTAATTTTTGGATAATGTGTATACACTACATCATCAAAAACAGCTTCTTCAGTTTCTATAGTAGATGCTAATCTAATCTTAGTAGCAAACTCATTATAGAAAGTATCGATAGGATAACGTGTAATAAGAATCATTCTATCTTTGACTGCTTCTTCACATGCCATATAGATTACATCACACCATGTTAAAGGTCTTTCTTTTTGTAATGCTTTACCATCAGGCTCTTTATAGAAGCCTTTCCATTTCAAATCAAGGTATTCTTGTTTACCTTTAACTCGACATAGGACTTTAACTGGTCTAAATCTATCAGAGTAACCATGAATGAATCTATCTAGCTCTTTCTTTAGCATTTCATCAGAGAATTGAATTTGATAGTCTTCAATTTCACCATAGATAATAGAACCGTCTTTATCTATGATAGGATATTTAGTATCACCAATGAATTCATTCTCAAAGAATCTTCTCATATGGAAGATAACAAATGGGAAGAAGTTAGCAGCAGCTGATGTCATAGGTAATACAGAGTAATCAAAGTCAGCTCTAAGATCTTCCATATTCTCTACATCCAATTTAGGCGCAGATAATACTAGACGAGTAGCATAGTCTGTAGTCTTAGATAAGTTAGCACGTCTGATGACACCAAACTTACCAGGAAGACCACCATTAGGGTTACTATCAGTACCAGTACCGAACCATTTATAGATTTCAATTAAGCCTTCTTGAAGTCTACCTTCAACGGATTTACCAATACTGAAACCATATTCGGTAGAGTCACCAATAGCTGATGCAGATACCATTACATTGATATATAGTTTATTAATATCACCTACTGAGATCTTACCACCATCTACTTTAATATCTCTAAAGAATGGTGGAATTACGATAAGCTTATCTGTAAAGAAGTTCTTTCTATTATCATTCAAGAACTTGATATAGCGTTCACGTTTAATGGAATCAGTTTCTCTAAACTTAATCTTATCTAAGTTCTTTCTTAAGAAATCAATACCATTATCCCCTTTAGGATCTTCAACTATATTACCAGATTTATCAATAGAGTAAGTTCCGATACCATGAATAATAGATTTAATCTTAGAGTCTACTTTACTCCAGATTCTATATACTAAAGGTTGTAAGAATTTCTTCTTTAAGCTAATATATGCAAAAGTACTAGCTCTAGATTCTTTAGTAATACCAAAGATTGTATTTGATAATAATCCATCACTTGTAGGATTACTAGATGTATCAAAGATAACTGGGTTAGTTATTTCAACTAAGTTATTCTTCTTGACAAAATCATCCACATCAAGAAGAGATACTTGGAGATTATCTTGTCTGATTTGGTCTTTTAATATTGCCATATATACCTCCTTATAAATTACTTATATGTGGAACAAAAACCGAGTTAGTGCATTTATTGCACTAACTCGATTAGTATTCTTTATCGCATAGTCACAATGATCTTACATGGATCATTAAAGTCTCTATTAATATCTACCACTATAGGTAGATACATACCGTTATCACTATTAACAGTAATAGTATTCTTATACTCTTCAACTAAAGAATCAAATAGTTTAGCATCAGTAGTATAAATGATAAAGTCAATATGATGCTCATAGATTATATGATCAATCTTAGATTGTAATAAATCATGACCTTTCAGAATACTGTATAGTAGACTAGATTCGCCAAAGTAATCTACTATATATTTTCTCGTTTGTTCGCAGTCTCCATTGCCGAATTTGCAGAAAAATTCGACGATATCCATTTATATAAATCCCCTTTTTAATTAAAGCATTCCTTCAAGAGCATCTTCAAACCGTGCCATATCTTCCCTAGTCATCGCTGGAGTTTCAGTCTTAGTGCCTTGATCCATTGAAGGTGGTGGAACTAATCCAGCTTGTGGATGACCTCTATAGGCAGCTTGCATATACTTATATTTTTGCTCTTCATCTTTTTTGTGTTTTTCTTTTTCAGCAGCTGCATCGGCAGCTTCTCTACGATCTCTAATAAATTTATATAGAAGCATCAAATCACCTATAGGCATATTCAATGCTTCTATTATACTTAATCTACCTCGATATTCGTAACAAACATTATCAACTAATTGCATTAGTCGAGCATGTGAATCAACCGATGCCGTGTAAAAACAAGTTCTTGAGCATTCATAGGAATAGCTTCAATTTCTGCACCACATTTAGGGCATGTAGCTGCAGGTACTTGGTAAGAAATATTGATATTTTTGTTATTGTCTTCTAAGTATTTGCCAATGAAAGATTGAAGTTCTTTAAATTCATAAGCAGATAGTTTAGATAAGATTTTATAGATACCTTGGATACGATATTTATAAGTCTTAACAATATCATTTGGAGCTGTGTTGAATTGAATAGGAATCAATTCTTCATTATCTTCATCGATCTCATATACTGTAGAGATACAATGGGAGATATTAATGATACCAGCATATTTTTCACGGAAGCTTTCATTCAAAAGACGCTCCTCAAACATGGAGTTATAAATTTTAGGAATTACTACACCGAAAGCATAGTCGCCATTGGCAACATAGATTTCTTCTTCGAATGTTGGAGGCATAGAAGGATCTTTAGCAATGATTTTGTTAAAGGTTTCTTTATCCGCATCAGTTTCGAATCTAACCATATCAATGATAGGACGTTTTTCAGTATAGAAGTGTTTACATTTAGGGCAGCTAAATGGAATGATATTAGACGTACTGAAGTTAGCATTATATAATGCAAAGAATAAATGATTCAAGTCTTGGTAGTTTAATAACTTCAACCATGCTTCCATATCCATATTACGACATTCAGGAGCTAAATGTTTATATAGAGTACTGAATACTGTACGAGCTTTACCGATATCATTTGCAGAATCAGCATATGGATTGATTTCATCCATTTCGATTGCAGATAATGGAGTCATAGAGATGGATACACCAGTAGCGAATAAACCCCATTCGAAGTATTTCTTTTCAACCGGTTTGGATAATACTTTAGTAAATGCTACAGGACGTTTACGTACACGGAATTTACTAATATCAGGTTTACGTTCACCAACTTCATCTAATTGCTGACGAAGTACACGAGCAAACTCTTCCATATTACGTTGCTGTTGTTTTTCCAACTTAGCACGTTCAGCTTCTTCTTTATCTTCATCAAGACCAAGGTCTTCTAATAGTTCATCATCATAAAGCAATTCATCTTCATCATCAGTAGCTTCTACTACTTCTACAGATGGTACTGCTGCATCAGATACATCAATAGTATCTACACTTACAGCAGGAGTTGTAGTAGCAGCTGCAGTTACATTAGATACAGCATTCTCAGCTGCATTTTCATATGAATCAAATTCAGCTTCAATATCATCTTCAGGAAGAAGAGTACTAATACTAGTTGAAGCTTTGATTTCTTCATCAGACATAACGTGTTCAGCTTCATCACGACGAATAGCTGCACGATCATCATCAGAAAGCTCAGGATTTAAATCCAATGTAGGATCATATTTAGATACTACTTGAGGATTTTCTTCACCCATAGCTTTAAGGTCTTCATATTCACGACGCATTTCATGGATTTCTTTTAAAGCTGGACGGAAACGACGTTCAATAGCATCAGAGATACCATTTTCTAATTCTTCCATTAAACCATCACGAGCTTCTTGTGTTTTATCTTCTTTACCAGAAGGTACGATTGCACTAAGATCTGCAGATTGTAATGACTCTGCATCAAATGTAGGTGGAACAGGAGCTGCAGGTTGAGGTTCAGCTTCTGTTTTAGGTTGTTCTTCTACAACAGCAGTTTCTTCTACTGGTGTTGTAACTTCTTTGGAAGCTTTTTCTTCTTCCAACTTCTCTTTCATGAGGTCTGCTAGATTTACTTTTTCAGACATGGTTCCTCCTAAACAATTTCATCATTCATCAACATTTTTAAAGTTAATTTATCTCGATCATAGAAGTATCTAAATTGGAATTGGTCTACAGTCATATCAATAATCATAATATTCTCCCCATTATTAGAGAAGCCTATATTAACTTCGACTGCTATAGTATTATCAAGATAGTCTTTTATTTGATCTTTGATAGCCTGACTTAGCTCAATAGCTCTATCAGACTGCATATACCTATATTTACTAATTAACCCTAAACCCATCTCTGGGCTATGAGTTATTGTACCTGGCTCTAATAGCATTAAACGCATGATTAGAGTACCAACAGCATTAAAGTTCTTATATGTAAGTGGAGTTTTGTAACTGTCAGTAGATAAAGAATATTCTTTCAGTAGTGTCGGAACTTCCTTAGTCTTGGCAGTTATGAAAGTAATATCATCAGCCACGATAAATTCTCCTTTCATATTAATATATTACTACTTAGTTCTAGGGTTTAAAATATACACAAATAGCTATTTTTAACATAGCATTAAATTGATATACACTCATTAAGGAGGATACAATGGCAACTGAACGAAGAATAGCTTGTCCATTATGTCGACGTAAAGATTTTAAAGACAAGTTAATCAGACACATAGAAAAAGATCATGAAGATATTATCGGTGAGATCTCTGCCGAGCAATTCTTATATGATAAAACTCACCCAGGCTCTGGTAAATGTATCGTATGCGGTAATAAAACAGAGTGGAATGAAAAGACTGGTAAATACCATAGACTTTGCTCTAATCCTAGATGTAAAGAGGAAATGAGGGCTAAGTTTAAAAAGAATATGATTAGAGTACACGGTAAAGTATCTCTATTAGATGATGCTGCACATCAAGCTAAGATGTTAGCTAATCGTAGCATTAGTGGTACTTATGTATATAGTGATGGTACTAAGTTTACTTATACTGGATCTTATGAGCATAAAGCTATAGAGTTTATGGATAAAGTTCTTAACTGTAACTCTAAAGATATTATTATGCCTGGTCCGGTTATTGATTATACTGACCAATATGGTAATTCTAGACAATGGATTACGGATATTTACTACGTTCCTTATAATTTGATTATCGAAGTTAAGGATGGTGGAGATAATCCTAATAATCGTCAAATGGATGAATATCGTGCTAAGCAAGTTAGTAAAGAAGCTGAGCTTATTAAGCTTGGTGAATACAACTATCTAAGATTAGTAGATAATAAGTTTGTTCAACTCATGGAAGTATTAGCTTTACTCAAAGATCAAGAGATTAATGAGCCTAATACGACTAATAAAGTTATTAGAATCAATGAATCTGCGGTATATGATGATGGTGGATTTATTTTATCTAATATGGAAGAATTTGAAGAGGATACAGATAAAGGTAAATATATCTTTACAGTAGATGCATCTAATATTGCATGTATTAAAAGTGTATTACCTAAATCATATCCAGATAATATTAAGTATATTGATCTAAATAAGATACTTAACTACTTATTCTATAATACATTTGTGGATAATATAGATGCAGATGATATTACAGAGAAGATGGTCGATCAGTATTTCGCTAATGTATACCCTAACGTAGATCGTAAAGATATATTCCCTAATGCCAATACTGAAGATCTAAATCTAAATATGACTATTGATGAAGTATATGCTGAAATAGTTAAAATGATTAGATATTTCTTCTTTGCTCGTAGAGGGGAAAATAAAACTATATTCATTCTTGACCGATCTTTATATTCATATCTAATAGACCAATATCATAATTTAATTGGTTATGCTACTATGTATTTTGGAACTATGGCTATAGCAGTATATAAAACTTATGCAGCTAAGAAGATACCTCAAGAATATGATATCATTAGACGTTTATCTGACTTAAAAGAATATGCTGCTAGAGAACATATGGGCGTCGGAGCCGTAGGTGGTATTGTAGGGACTATGGATGGTAATATGCTAGTCCAATATACTCCACATAAACACTCTTTCAGTGGAGAGAAAGATGGCTTTGGTATAGTTGATGATAAAAAGTCTACTAAACTTAGAGTTAAATCTGATAATGAAGAAACTGAGATTGTAGATAAAGAACCATTCTTACAAGATAAATTCTATAAGTCTTATAGACATAAACGAGATAGAGTTACTTGGGAGAATGCAATTAATCTATATGAAGAGATTACTGGTAAAGTAATGCTATCTAGAGACCAATTAGAATATGATGATGACTTTATCGAAGCTGACTTAGATAGAGAAAACAAGTTAGCTTTAATGAATATGGTATACTCTATTGAATCAGATTTATATAATACAGCTATGCCTTTATGTGATATTCTAGAAGTTAATACTG